ACCGCTCTTTACCAGATGTAATAATAATAATAATGCCTTGCTACTATCATTGTACTAGTCCTATAGTAGGCTCCCGAGGCTGCGGGGTTTTGAAGCCCCTTTAATGTGCCAACCGAGGGGAGAACAGTCACTACTGCAGACTGCTACTTCCTTTAGGACCAAAGTACGTTAGTTTTTCTATCCGATTATGGAGTTACTTTTTCGTCCTCATCTTTGTCACTTTCTATGATTACTGAGTCTATCAGGTCAGTTACAGTATCTAGAGCCTTGCGTATATTATCTTGTTCTATTTTTCTTGCGATGGTATTAGGTCTTTGTAGGTTTGGGTACTGTCCGAATATGAGTTCATAATATTGCTTATCAGCCTCGAATATCAGCGTATTGTTTTCTGAAAATGTTAGCTGTCCAAACGTATTGAATTCACTAGTATAATAAAACTTTGTATTTGGTTCAACTGTTACTGTTGCTGGTTCTCCTATATTAATAAAGGTTACTATATAATTATTAGTTTCATATGTCATTGGCACTCGTGTTTGTAGTTGAATATTGCCTTGTACTGCTACCACTGAATTATCATAATATATTGGTATTTTGGTGGGTAGTGCTTGTCTTAATTGCATTGTAGTTATATTAGGTTGGTTTTGTAATATCCACACTGGTGTTAATGTTTGTTGATCAGTTATGGTCAATAAGTATGTTCCATTATAGTAGACTTCTATAGCGTTATTTTGTTGCTTCTCTATATCTAGTCGTGTGCCTGTAGGTATAACTATATTGTTTAGTACCTGTTGAGTGAGTGTGTATGCACAACTATTGTTTAGTACCTGGAAGGTATCATTAAGTGTAGTGCGTCCTTTATTTTGGTATATAATACCAGTACCAATGGGGTTTTTCAGTATGTATTTATATGTTATGTAAAAGTAGCCTGGTATTATAGGTTGTGAGTTAGCGTCTGTGCAGCCTATTTGGAGTGCAATGAATATAAATGGATTTGACTCTTGGTCAATAGCACCACCCATGCGGTAAAGGTTGTATTGTAGATTTGTTTTCATCCTGACCGTTGATGTAGCTGGTTTGTAACATTGAGTCAAGGTACCCCCATTGGATGTTTTTAGGGTTTGTTGTAAATTATCATCAGTTGGTACCTCATTCCATAAAGTACCAGCTAACACATTACCTTGTTGCGTGACAGCACATTGTGGTATATAGTGCACCTTGAAGTTAATTGGCCTGTAGTTTTGGTATCCTTGGGCTATTGCAGATATCCTGGTGCCAGTCCAATATGCAGGGTTTGCTGGTATCATAGTGATTACGGATGTAGTGCTGTCTCCATTTAATTGTGTTGGTATTTTGTATATCAAATCTGTGCCTGAGACTATAGCTGATGTGCCACTTAATTGCATAGTATTAAATGTCTTAGGTACGTTTTTAGTATAGGCTGCTGCCATTCTGCTTCTATTTCTACGTCTGTTATTAATTCTAATAGCTGATATTCGTGCCCGTCTAATATTTCTGTTGCGTCTACGGTTGCGTGCATTCTTCTTGCGTCTTACTGTGTTATTAACTATATTATTGTTATTATTATTTTTATTATTATTTGTGTTAGAGTTCATTTTACCGGGCCCACCTCTCATCTATCATACTTTTTAAGTATTCCGGCATAAATTCTAAATCAATTTGCTGACTTATGTATTTTGCTTCTTGTTCAGTTAGTACTGCATCATGCTGCTCCATTTTCTGCTTCATATACTCCCAATAATCACCATTAATCTGCTCAACTATTACATCATGAGTTACATTCTCTGAGTTCTCCTTTTCTATTTCATCCATATACTGTTCCATTTCTTCATCAACTACTGTCTTGTCTTTTATGATTTGATTCAGTCTACGTAAGTTATATTGTGCTAATTGATTTGGTGTTATACTTAATCTATTCATAATTTTCTCTGCAAACATGTGGTATTGATCTGCCATGTACATGAAAATACCTATACCCGCGTATGTTTTTCGTAATGCTATTTCCTGATCAAGTGCATACTGTGCTAATTGACGGTAATTGTAATTTTTTGCTTTACGGGAATATTTAGCGAGATTGAAATACTTCTCAGGATTACGTGTAAGATATATGCTATCCTCATTTGCATTTCGCCACCACGCTCTAAGACTACAGAATGTTAATGTATCAGCTGCACCAATGGTTAGGAATTTTAACACTTGTCCAAGTCCATATATACGTGTATCTGGTTGATCAGGGTTAGGGTTTGCTGGTAGAAAATATGCATAATATAATTTATGTATATAGGCATCATCCACATAGGGTTTGTACATTACGGTAAAATCATCACCTTTTGAAAAACATACATAATCTTTTCCATATTCCAGTCCTGCTTTATCATTAACGTATCTATTGTACATGGCCATTCTGATTGTATTCATAAGTGTGGTGTCACAATCTCCTGAAAACACAGTTCCTAATACAGTATACTCTAGGAGCACATTTCGTCTTCCATTCTTGATCTCCTCTATTTGCATAGTTTTAGTGAGAGCTGTTGCAACATTTAGGAAATCTTGCTTGGGTACATGATACACCTTGTCTGCTATTTTCTTGTATATTTGTCTATCTAATTCTTTTAAAGATACATCCTGTGTGTTATCAAAAGCAGATCCGTCACCTTCAACCACTTTCGTAAATCCTAATGATAAATAATTGTTAATCATATCTTCCATTTGAGTCAGATTTTTGTTACCGCAGTATGCATTTAATTTATGTGCACATATGTCCTCCAATGCCCATGTTACAGGCCCCATTATGTATTTAGTTCGTTGTGGAATTGCACAAACATTTCTTGGCTTACCATCCATCTTTTGAAGTTCTTCTTTCAAGATGCCAGTGTACTTGAAATTAGCTAATTGTTTGAGTTCATATTTGCTTAACTCGTGTGTATCACCTTTATAGTATTTGAGTGCTGGTCGTAACTGTTTTTGCTTCTTGCTGGATAGGTGATGATACCAATCTTTTACTGAATATTTGAATTGAGATAACTCCTGGCCAATTTCTTTATCTATTATGTTGAGTGAGTGGTTGATGAAATCATATGCTACTCCTTCATCTGGTGTAGGTGCTCCTTTCATTTGCCGTTTTGCTGCTGCTAGCGTGGTGTGCCTACAAGCAGTCCAACACATTGCTTCTTCATTATCTTCCAGCTCAGTTTCAAAGAGTTTCATAAATTTATCTTTGTGAGGGCATTGGCAGCGTATCTTATGCAGATCCATTCTGTTAAAATCATCATAAGTTGTTCCTATGTCTTGTCTTAATTTGGGATCTATTATTTTTATTTTTATACGTTGTAGGCCGTTATAATCTGTATGTGGGTGTCTTCCATTTTCTATTAATGGTGCAGATGCATGTTTAATGAGATTATTGGTGAGTGTTAAACCTTCATATAACTTGCGTCGGTATTTTTCTTCGAACGCAATATTTTTGAGGTGGGCCCTCTTTAAAAATCCTGTAAAGGATTCATGTCGTCAAAATCTTCATTGATTCTTAATATATCTTTTATTTTCATTTCGATATACTCACATGCACATTTATTCTTGATAGCTTGCCATAGTGATTCAGGTTTTATTTTTATATCATTAGCTTTGAATTTATTTATTAGTTCACTTGTCTTCCATTTGTCGAGTATATATAGCTTTTTCTCAGCACTAAGTAAGTCTTCCAATAATTTTGCTACTAGTGGTATCACTGCATCATTTATCTGTAACTCTGGTGCATCTTTATTGATGAAGTTAATTATGGTTATAAGGTTGGCTTTGTCAATTTTTGGCATGTTTATAAGTTTAACAGTAGCCCTGGATATTAGCTTAGGGTCTATTTTCTTCACTGTAAAGTCCCGCATAAAATTAACATCCATTTTAAAGTTTACACTGAAATTAAAAAACCTACCGTCCTTACGGTAGTAAGCATAATAGTCTTTGTTGCGCCTATCGATCACTGTTCTTTTCTCTGGCCTCACTATAACATCACATTGTGTTTTTATTTTATCTAGTGTTAAGTTGTATTGAGGTGGTACATTGTATTCATAATTGAATGCTTCAGCGACTTCTGCTATATTACCCCGTCTTCGGTCATTATATTGTCTAACTACATCCCCTATGTATTTCCTATGTTGACCGTGCTGATTAGTATGAATCAATCCATCAGGTATGAATAGGTGCATGCGTTGCTGAGGTTGCTGTCCTATTGTATGTTTGTCAATTGCGAAACGTATATAATATGTTGCCCCTGTGTCAATACGTTGTAATACATGAATTTTTAGGATATAATCACGGTTTTGTGTAGCTGGTATAAGATAGCTATCAACATTAGCTAGTTCAGGAAACCTGATGGTATGATAATATGCGTTTTTGTTTCCATTCATTTTCATTGCCATTGTGGTGTGTGTGAGTGGCATCATTGCCTGTTCACCTACTATTTCTTCTTTTGGTGTGTCTTCGAAAATATTCATAACACCCTCTATTTCTTCTCCATATTGTATGTATTGTGGCTCAGTAGTTATAGTTTTAGGTACATGTAATGTGCCCACCATAGTTGTCCCGTCATTCAAATAATCGTTTACAGTATATAAATCATCATCGGTTAGATAATATACTACATCGGTCATATTGACAAGTATATCGTGCCATTTGTCTATGTCGTATTGTGCATCGTATGCAGGCTCAGGTTGTTGTTCATCCTCGGCATGAGCTTCGACTTGCTCCTGATAGTGTGCTAAGTTTGTGAAATATTGGACCAGATCATCATCACTTCTTTCTACGCATAATTTATTAAACACTGTTTCTCGGTCATCCTCAAGTCTTCGAAGTGCTCTTTGCTCTATTGCAAGTTTGGCAGCGGCAGCAGCGTCATATTCTTCATTAGGGTTGCCTTCCTCATCTTGTGGTTTATTCACCTTCATCACTTCCTCATGTATCTTTAGTTGTCTTTGCTCTTCTTCTGTATAGTATGGTTGCATCTTCAATGTACAATTCCTTAAATCTGCATGGTATGCTTCCACGGCTGCATCGGTTTTCCTTATTCTATTTGCGTCTTCTCCATCCATTTGGGGCTGCAATATGCATCTGACCAGTCCATTGCTAGCCAATTTCCCACTGTTAATATCTATTACAGGCCTATTGGGGTATAATGCTGCATACCTTCCATATCCTTCATTTTCTGGCACTTTTGTCAATCTGATGTTTTCTATTATGTTCAGGTCCTCACACACATCTCGGATGGTTGCTGTGATGGGGTGGTCATTGAATATTGACAGGGCACTTGTTACACTATATGGTATTTCATTTTTCAGATAGGCGTCATACAATGCTTTGTCTGCATCATCCACTAGTAGCCCGCTGCCTGATTCTTTTATTGTCTGTTTGATTTCATCGATAGCTTTAAACATTATTCTATTATTAAAGGCCTGTGTTAATTCCTCGCGTTGTGTTTTTGTTTTAACAAGCCGTGGCTTGTAATTATTATACCCTGTAGTAAATGCAGTCATTCTCTTAGTTATAGCATGTGGATCTATTGTTTTAGTCTTGTCAGCAATTAATTTAGGATTTTTGTCGGTTAATTTATTGGCATTATTATTATTATTATTATTTTTATTATAATTATTATAATTATTATAATTAAAGTGTGGTAAATT